AAGCAACGTTAGCTGTGCGCCAGGCCCGCAGTGCCGCGGCGGCGTAGACGTCGGTCACACGCGGTGCTGGCGTGATGCCGAGGTCGCCAGGGATCGGCGACAGAAGACCAACATAAGCCACGGTAGCGGCATAGCGTGCCCTCGGGGCCACGACCGGGCAAGCTTCCGTGACCGGCGGGGCTTGGATTCCGAAGTCCGGCGGACTGGGCGTTACCTGACCCATGAATTGCGTCGGACGCGGACCTCGGGCAAAGTCCGGATATTCGGGCTGGACGATCAGCGGAATGACTGTCCCCACGTCCATCGGCGTGCGGGTGAGCTGCGGATAGTTAGCCAGCCTGGCAATCGGCCGGTACTGGTCCGGCAGGACCTCGGCAAGGGGCTGATAAGGCACCGGATCCAGCGTCGGCGGCGTGCCAGCATACGCCGTATTAGCAGCCCGTCTCGGCCCGGCTGCGATATCAGGATACTCCGGAGCGATTGGTAGGTTGCCAGCATCGCCAGGGCTCGGCGAATAGAGGCCCGCATAAGCAACGTATGCGGTCCGTCGCGGGCCGGCGGCACGGTCCGGTATCGCTTCCAGGATTGGGTCGAACACCACCGACTCTTTCACCGGGCCGGACAAGCGGCCGTCGTAGGCCGTATTGGCCGTGCGGCGCGTTCCCGGTGCCCGGTCCGGCTGGATTTCTCCGACCGGCAGGAACATGACCGGTTCATTGACTGGGCCGGACGGATCGAAATACCACGGCGCCGTGCGCGTGGGAATCGAGCGGAACAGGTATGCCGAACCCGGCATCAGAATTCAGTCCACACCACGGTGGCAGTCATCACGCCAGTGCCGGCTACTTCCTGGCAGACGATGCCATTAGCGGAGAGGCATAAGTCCCACTCTTCACCAGGCGCCGCCAGCCAACGAACAACACCGCCATAACTGTTCCAGGCCACACCCCACAAGCCGCCCGCTACCCGTGTCGGTCCGGTCGCCCATGCCAATGCCCCGTAGAAGTTCGCGGCGGCGCCAGCACTTGTTACAGTCTGGTCTAGCCGCTGAATGTTCCCGGCCGTCGGCGGTGTTGTGCCGGCGGTGGATGTGCGCGGCCAGGCCGTCTCCATCGGAGTCGAAGATGACGCATAGCCGCCGAGGGTCACTTCCTGGACCGTGGCGCGAACAGTGCTGGCGAAGCCTAAATTCCAATTGTTGTTGTTGGCCCCGACAACCGGGGTCAACTGAGACACGTATCCATTAAGTTTCATAGTCTCTCAGCCCCGTCGGTAAGGCTCCCATCCGGGCAAGCTGACGATAGGGACCGGGACACACTCCGGTCCGTCTCATTTGCTCGCCACATCGGACGCATACTGGCTTCTGGCAGGTTTCGCAGCGATAATCCGATCTCAAGCGATACATGATCGGACTTGTCTGGTCCCACTGGTGCAAGATAGTTGTCTCGCAATGCGGGCAAGTCACGAAATGGGTCGTCTGTACTGAACTGGCAATCGGTGCTGTGGGATCAGTCGGAATCGCCGGTCCGCCGCTTATTTCGATTCGGCCCATTCATTTTTCCCACGGTTTTCCGACAACTACCCAGAGATTTCGTAGCGATCGCATGCCTTGCCATTTACGCTCGATGCGTTCCCGCAGCAGGCCGGGACACCGCCCCGTCTCTTGCAGTAATCGAGCGCATGTCGGGCAGATCGGAGCAGCACATCGATCGCAATAATAAGGAGTGTCAACAGCCCGAGTACAACCAGACAGACGGACCACCAAAACACACTGGCAGTGCGGACAAGAACGAGTATCAAATTCATACTTCTTTCCGCGTTCCCAACTCTCCGCCGTGATGCCGCTCGGCCCGACTCCGCCCTGACTGTGATCGACTATGGCGTATCCCATCAGGGCACCGAACAGCAGAGCGGGCCGGCGATGCCGATCGGATCTTGAGCCGCTGCACCTGTGCCCTTGTACGAAGCTGCTGCGGCGTACTGGGTGGTTTGACTTGTGCCCACCGTCCACGAGGGAGTGGTGTTGCTGGTGACGTTTATGTAATCCTCGGCTGCGATCATTTCAGCGCTGCCGCTGCTGTAATTGGCGTTGAATCGGAGCACACCGCCCGAACCGGCTGTGATTGTGCCACTATTCCCATCAGCCCCGAGGATCGCCGCGACCAGATTCGTGCCGGTCACTGTCAGGGCGGTTTGCATCGTGGGGGTGGTCGTTGGACTGCCGAGCTGCGACGGGTCGCTCGTAACTGTGCTCTCCACGGATAGCGAGCCAGTGTAGCTGTATTCATCGATCGCGATGGCCCAGTAGGCATTATTGCCCGAGCCGTCATCAGCCGTTACGGTGGTCGCGCCCGCCGAGGTGATCGGAGCGTGCCACACTCCAGCCTGAAGAGTGCCAAAGACTTCGAGTATGTCTTTCGTATATGTGTTGCCGAGATTATCGCTCACCGTCTCGGCCGACCCGCTGTTGTTATAGAGCGTTACCCGTACGACGATCAGGTTCCCGACGGCGGTATTCGACGCGAAGGCTTTTGCGATGGTCTGGGTGGGACCGGCGGCATTCTGAGCTCCGGTGCCTTGGATGCGAGTCCAGCTCAATTGAACGTTACCTGCAAGCCGACATTCATCGGGTAAAAAGACGACAGGAAAGCGACTATGTAAGGGGGGGCTGCCGGAAGTAGGCAGGCCACTCCGGGTGGTGCCGGGTCCGGACGCTGTAAGCCGACCATGTGATTGCCACCGAACCAGGTGATATTTCCGATATCAGCAAAGCCAAGCTGACCGCCGTGTCCGCCCACAGTGTAGTAATCGGCCACATTAGCTAGCAGAATCGCAGTACAGCGGGTTGCTCCGTAGGGCGGAAACAGCAGCGGGCTTTCAATCCGCCCCTGCTGTATCGTCTGCGGAATGACGGTCTGCGGTACACCGAGCTGGAAGGCAATCCCGAGGCTCATACCTGCACGCCGCCGCCTGCTAGTTGTTTGGCGAACTGGTCGAAATCGTAGCCCGTGCCCGGAGCATAGGCGCCGCTGGAAACGGTCTCTGTACCGACGTAGACGTTGGCGAAAGCCTGAAGATCGGTGAAGGCTGTCACGATGGTATTGGCGTCTCCAGTGCTGATCTGCGTGCCTCCTCCTGCCGCTGGCAAGCCTTCAATCCCTGCTACTCCGTTGGCGGCTATCCACAGTTGCATTTGCTGGATGTTGGAGAGGGCTTTCTTGAGCTGGATGACGATATTGCCCACCTGGCTATTGAAACTCTGGGCCGTCATGCTGGCGCCGATACCTGCTGCCATTATTTTCTCCTCTTAAGCGTGCGCCTCACGTTCGATGCCGGCGACAATCTCACTGCTGATGATCTGCTTGACCTGTTCCTCGCTCGAGCGCAGGGCCTGGCGCATGAATCGCTTTCCAGGAATCGGCCGCGAACCGACGGAGCGACCGATGACCTTGCCAGCATGGCGGATCCGCTTGCCAGTGTGGTAGCCATGCTCCTGAAGGAACATGTACCATGTCGGCCCGTGTGCATCGCCCACAAGCAGGGCCATTGCGATTTGCTTTTTCGCACCCGAACGTGGGCCTTTGGAGCTGCGGATTCGGAGTGACCGGCGGCCTTTACCCGTGCGGACCGGAGCGAGGCCGCGGGCCACAGCGAGCGGGATTCTTAGTCCTTTGCGTTCGGCCTGGCGGATGACCTTGCGGGCAAGCTTTGGCTCGAGTTCCCTGAAGGCTCTCGCGATTTCATCGACGCCCTGGACGTCGAAATGGACTGTGAACATGGATCAGTCCCGGCGCGCCGGGATTTCGCCTCCAGCTCAATAGGTCAAGATTCGCCCTTGCAGGGAACAGGCGTTGGTGTTGGTCACGTAAAGAGCTGTGACAGCGCCGGCGAACGGGTACGGGAAATAGCCCGGACTGATCGACCATAGAAACGGGATATTCGCCGAGAGCACGAGCACATCTTGCGGGGCAGCCGCCGCATTCGCGATCGCGATCGTGGGCGTGCCACCAGTCAGGCCACTGATATTGCTTGTCAAAAGCGGCACCGTTTTCGTGATGAGCGGGCCGCTGAAAGTGCACGTCACAGCACTGCCGGGGAGCGGGCCGCCGGTGCAAGTGACGTTGGTGCCGCCGATCGTGGAGAGGGTCCTCAAGGCCGATTGCACGGCCGAGGCCGCCCCGTTGTATGCGATCGCCGAGGTGATCTGACCCTGGAAGCCTAATACAAAGGTTCCGCCGGTCGGCGATCCGCCGATAGTAATTGTCTGAACGCCGATCGTGCCATTGAAATTCGTCTGAATCGTGAGGTTCTGGTTAGACAGGAGCTCAATTGCCTGAATGGCGCCAGCGACCTGGCCCGGAATTCCCCAGGCCGCCGATACGAGCTGCACGGCACCGCCGGCGGGGAATACCTGGTAGATCGACGTGTCGACGCTGCCGGCCTCGTAGTAAGCCCCTGAGAGCGGCCCAGAGCTGCCGCTCGAAACGATCGATTCGGTGATGCGATAGTTATACTGTCCCATCAGACGGGTCCGGGCTGCTGAATCTCAAAGACGTTCATCTCATAGCCGCGGTTGCGTTCCTCGGTGTTCCTCACATCGAAGATCCCAAAGTAGCGCGTGCCGATTTTCCAGCGATATTCCGGGCTGATCGTGACCGCGATACCCAGCCAGCGACATTGAATGTAGAAAATCGCCTGCGCCTGCACCTGCCTCGCAATCACGAGCTCCTGGCCGCGCAAGGGCCGCAAGAAAATCCAGTATGTGCCGATCGTGACAAAGTTCGGGATTGGCTGGCCAAAGGTATCGAAGCTCTCGGGCTCTGCTGGCGCCTGGAGTGTGGCACGGATTCGATGCTGACCGACCCGGAGCGGCTTCACGAATAGGCGCCATGAGCACTCGGGGAGATCAGGGCGTCAATCGCGTCGCGCATGCGCTCGTTCATGAGGCCTACGACCACCGCCTCACGGTTCTCGTACCAGTAGGACACCATCATCATGATGGCAATCTTCAGATTCTCGGGAACGGCGGTGTAATCGGTGCCGTAACCAAACACGGCGCGGATATTGACGGAGTCAATCGTCGGCCGCGGGACAGGCCAGGTATATCCATAGGCCGGCTGGATGCGGCTTGGGCCGACAATTGTTGAACCGACAGAGACAGCTTCGTAGATATAGTGGCTCGAGGGGATTGTCTGAACGACACCACCTGAATCGATGTAATTGACCCACGTCACCGACATGAGCGGAGCCGCGTGGAGATCAAGGATCCCGGTATTCGAAGTCGGTAACCAGTACGGGACAGGTCCCATCATGGCCTGAGCGCGGATGACCCGGTTGTAATAGCCTCCCAACCACGGCCAGCTATCGGCAAAATAATCGATCGTCGTTGCAATCAATCGCTGGCCCAGGAGCGTCTCGACGTACTTCCGGGCCGCGATGCCCATTGATGCCACGAGCGGATCATCATCCGGAAATTCGATCCTCGCATGGCGCTTTAATTGGGCGAGCGTCACAGGCTCATTGTGCACGATGAACGGGATTGCGATCCCGGTCATCCCCGCGGCATTGGTCAATGTGATTTGCGTTGGGGAGTCGACGGATAGGACCAGCGTATCAGGCGGCACGTAACCACTGCCGATCACGAGGGAGCCGACGAGAATGCCGAGCGTCGAGGGGATCAATGTGACCTGCGATGCACCTGCCGTGAAGCTTCCGGTGAGGGATATTGCGGGGCCGGCGATGACGAGTTCTTTATACATGGCTTAGTGCTTGCCATGCTTGCCGTGCAATACCTGTTGCTCGGCCTTTGAGGGTGCCGGGTTTTCGGCGTTTTCCTCGATCAGTTCTGATCGAAGCGGCGACGTCGGAATCCTCATCGGCGTCTTCGTACTGATCACAGCTCGGCCCTGCTTGATCCATTCACGGGCCTTGCGCTCATCGACCTCCACAATGTCGCCCTTCTTGTGGACGTGGGTGCCGATCAGCCAATTATCATCAAGCAGTTCGACAATTTGACTCATGGGTCACACTCGGGTCTGGAGATAAGGCGCGATGCCGCCCAGGTCGGAGATCTGACCGGCGAATGCCTCGAGGTCAATGATCAGGTCCTCGACTTCCTCTTGTTGCTCGCAAAGCTCCTCGGAAGTCGTATTGTCGCCAGCCGCCTCGGCCGCCTGATAAGCCGCCTGATAGGCTGCAAGCAGCTCGTTTGCAAGTGCCGAGCTCATCGAGAAGACAGCCGCGATTGCCGCGGATGGCTCGACGACGGTCGGCCGCATGGCGATCGTGGCGGGAGAGTCCAGCTCAAAAAGCCTGTTCTCCAGATAGCGACGGCGGCTGCGTGAATCCGCATTTGCATCGTCGTACCACTTTTCGATCTTCTTGTATTTCCTCCGTTTCATGACGTGTTCCCAGGCGTGGAAAACCTCATGTGCTGTGATCTCAATAAAGAGCACAGCATTGAGCGCGGTCACTACGGAAGGATCACCTTGCACGGGCTACACTCCGCTTATGCAGTGACCATGTCATTCAGGATCACGAAGCTTGGTACGTGCCGCACTTCGAAGTCGACATCTTGCAACACGACAATCCGGAGCGTACCCGCGGCGCCTCCCGTGTAAGGATCGACCAGGACATCCATGCCGCTCCAGAAGGCCAACATCGCTTCGGACCAATTCCCGAAAATGAGCGACGAGAGATTGGTGCCGGTGCCTTTGGTCAAGTTGCTGGGGAGTAGATTCGTAGGCAGAATCTGATAGTTATTCAAAAGCCGGTCTTCATCGATGAGCATCCGCGGATAATAGCTCGTCTGGCCAGTGCCCTGCTTCGCAGTCTGCTTGAACGTGGCCAGGGCTTGTGGCGTGCAGACGTTGGCGAGGTTGCCTTGCAGGGCATTCGCCTTGCCGAGCGCTTCCTCGAGCTGGCACGTGATTATCCAGGTCGGCGGACCGCCGTTGGTGCCTTCGCTGATCGCGGTGATGCCAGCGAGCTGCATGATTCCAGTCGGCTGCGGAGCGCCCGTGCCGTTGTAGGCGGCCGATTCAATACCACGTGCGAGGATCGCCGAGAGGTCCTCGCGGACAAACAGCTCCGGGTCGATCGAGAGCTGCTCCAGGAATCGGCGGGACATATCGGTGAAAGCGCCCACCGTCTTGGGCGTGAATAAGACCTGCCCAATCGTCTGAGCAGTCGTTGAAACGGCCGTGGATTCCGCGACCCACGACACGGTTCCGATGCCTGTCTGAAGCGGCATTTGGAAGTTGCCGTGCATGTCAGTGAACACGCGCGGACCTAATTGATTGAGCACCATCTTGGAGCGGAGGAATTCAATCCAGGTCGTATCCCACCGCGTCAAGACGGCACCCGCACCCGCGGTCGTATCATCAATACGCTGTTCAACCCTTCCCATCGCTTTGACGGGGCGGCCGCCCACCCGGTAATTCGGATGGAGGTCGGTGCGCATCCGCAGATTCGTCGGCATGAAGAAGCCGAGCGGGCCTGCCGACTTCTTGCCGATGCGCTTCGAGATCTCCTGATGGCATTCGCCCTCGAGGCCGTCGAGCTGCCCATCGGCGGAACGGAGGATTGCACGGCAGAGCGAGTATTTATGCTTGCTCTCCGGGTCTTCGTGAGGAAGGGGCTCAGAGATCCGCTTCAGCGATGCCTTCCATTCAGCCTCGCTGGCATCGCGGGAATGGGCCTCCAGCCGCTCGAGGCGCGAGATGTCCTGAGCCATCGTATCCATGAGCTTCAAGATCTCGTCCATGCGAGTGCGCTCATCGGCCGTGAACTCACGTTTTTCCGTGTTGGCTCGTTCGCCGATCTCGCGGGCTTCATCATAGTGCTTCGCCCGCTGATCTCTGAGTTCCGATGTTTTTACCATGAAAGAGTCCTCAAAGAGTGGCGATAGAATTAAAAGGCCGCCGCCACTCTCAGGCGGGCCTGGTAAACAGAGGCCGGTGGAAATGACGGTGGAGGAGTGATCGAGCGTCCGGCCGTGAGCGAGCGCATCGCGGCCGAGGTATCCGTATAAGCGGGATAGGTCACCGGGCCGACGTCGAATAATTCGCGGATCTTGATCAATGTCCGAATCGGTTTGTCGCCGGACCAATCCCAGTCGTCCAGCTCAGTGATAAAGGCGAAGCTGGCACCATCGAGATCGCCGCGCTCTACTTCGGTTGCCGTATCCCGGCCGGTTTGTGTATCCGGGAGATCGACCTCAAAACGAAGACCAAGCTCATCCTCATTCAGCCGGAGCGTGCCACTCTTCAAACGGCCCAGGAGATAGGCCGGGTCATGGTTCTTGAGCGCTCGCACATCATTCGAGAGCACACCGGCGAAAGCCCCGCGCCGAATCGTCTCATAGAAGCCGCCCAGGTCGGCCGAGAATTTCTCGAATACCGCCGCATAGCCGACGATCGTGCCGGGTCCTCGGCCTGACCTCGAGGCGCGGAGCTCAAGTCCAGCCATCAGGCAGCGCTTCTCGACGTCGGCCCGAGCGAGTCCCCCCGGCGGATCAATGGTCGGTGAACTGGTGTCCGTTGCGACTGCGACGGGAAAAATCGGCTGCGATGAAACGGCCATTCATGGTGACTCCGCGCACGGAGTTCTGATCTTTTTCGGAAGTATCTGGAGGAACGGATTCGGGCGGCAGATAAACGCGAAGTTGATCGGCTTCTTTCAAGGGGCGATACTGAGCCTGCACCAGATAGAGATCGCCACCCTTTTCAGGGCCGATCGGATTCAGGCCCTCCGATACACGAATATCGTCGGCCGAGAAGGCCCCAAGATTGCGCATGACCTGGTAATAGGCCGTGCGCGACTGCGTGTTCCCGCGCTCGAGACGGAAGAAATTGTGATGGAAGAAAATCCGATCTTCCCGCTCTTGCTCGAAAAGAAGCTTGTTGTCGAATTCGGCCTCGATCGCCAGCGCCCAGCCGGCGAGCGTCGTCTCGACGTAGTTGCGGTTCGCTTCCTCGACATTGGTCATGTGAGCTTGGGAATAGTCGCCGAGCTTGTGGGGCGGGATGCGGAAAATGCGGGCGATTTCAAGGTTCTGGAAGGCACGGGTCGCGAGAAATTGAGCGTCCTCAAGCGGCATCGTGGTCGGCTTCCATTCCATGCCTTCATCTAACACCATAAGGTGATGCGCATTCTTCGTCGTTTGATGAACCTGATAGTAACTTTCCCGTATGTTCTGACGTGCGGTCGTCGTGAGCTTTCTCGGGTGGACTACCACACCATGCGGCGTCGCGCCATTCCCAAAGAATGAGGCGCCGAATTCCTCGCTCGCGATGCCGAGGCCGATCGCCTGGCGGCATTGGTGGATCGCCGAGTGACCGACCAGACCATCGAATCCGAGGCCCGCGATGTGAATGACATTCTCAGGGGCGAGCTTCTTCTGGTTGTCGTTCAGAAGGTAGTAGAGATTGCCGCTGTCATCGCGCTTTGGCTGTACAAAGGCCGGATTCAAGAGCCATAACTCGCGGGGCTGTCCTCGTCCATCACGCACGACCTCGGCGAAGCCGTTGCCCCACAAGAGGACATGACCCATGAGGGCTTGGCGAAAGCGGAACGAGTTGCATTCGTCATTCGGGCGCAGTGCCAGGATGCGATCGGCCATCACTTCCGGGGCTCTGGCCCTCGCGTTTTCGTCGATCCGCCTGTAGGTCCCGAAGGGGAGGCTTGCAAGGTCGGTGGCGATCGTGTTCACCGCAGCAAAGACCGAAGTGAAATTCAGCGAGGTCTGCGGTGTGACCAGGATCGCCGACAGGACCGGCGTCGATACCAGGCCGCCGGCATGCGTGATTGCCTGGCCGGAGCGCGAGCGCTTCGAGCCCGCGAGGAATCGGCATGGCTTCTTAACGAAGACCAAGCTCATCCTCATTCAGCCGGAGCGTGCCACTCTTCAAACGGCCCAGGAGAGGCGAAGCTGGCACCATCGAGATCGCCGCGCTGTACTTCGGTTGCCGTATCCCGGCCGGTTTGTGTATCCGGGAGATCGACCTCAAGCGGATCACGTCGTGATCATCGCCTTGACAACTTGAAAGGCGGGACTGCGCAAGATCTGCACATCGCATTCCTGGTAAGCGTAAATCTGGTAATAACCAGTCGTACTGATCGTGTAGGGATTGATCAGGATATCGACCGCCGAGAAGAGATTGACGACGAGGTTAGTCCAGTCGCCATAAATCAGGGCTGAGAGGTTCGTGCCGGTGCCTTTAGTCAGGTTGGCGGGGCAATTGGTCGTCGCCATCGCGACCGTGCCCAGCACCGTATTCCAATCCTTTGCCCAGCACCATTGAGCCGCATTCGCGCTCGATGAATCCACTCGCCGCAGCTTCGATCGACCGGCCGGAGAGGTAAGCCACCCCATACGAGCATCCGCCCGAGAATCAACGTTGGCGATCGCGGCCGCGCTTTCCATGCCGACCAGGTCGACATAGGCTGGAGCGCCCCCATTGCCAGCATCAGCGGCAAGCGTATAAACCGTGGACTGCGAGGATGAGATCAGACCGGTCGGCTGATTGGCGGCACCGGTGCCGGCGATCGCAGCCAGGTCGATTCCCACCGCGATATCAGCGGCGAGCTCGCTGTAGAGCCATGCGTCAAAGCCTGGAGCCGCCAACTCCTCCAGGAAACGGCTGATGCCGGTATTCGCCAGGAGTGTATGCGGCGTAAATACGACTGAGCCGATTGTCAAACCTGTGAATCCACCCGCCGCGCTGCCTTCCGCGACCCACGTGACTGGAGTTGCGGCCGATTGAACTGGTAATTGCACAGCGCCGCGCTCGGAGCTGAGCGTGGTGATCTGTCCACCCAGGGCACTTACCACGAGTTTTGCACGTAGCACGTCGATGAACATCAGCGGCGGCCACCTGGTCGCGGCGGCGCCAGCACCGGTGACCGTGGTATCGATGCGCTGTTCGAGAGGAACATCAAGCGGCATGAAGAACCCTTGCGGGCTGCGCCCGGTTCTCATGGCAATTTCCGCCGAGACTTCGCCTTCAAGGCCAGCCGGCTTGAATGGCGAGCTCTTGTTCGCGATCGCCGAGCGAATTGCACGGCTGAGCGAATAGCGATGTTTCGTACGGCGAACAGGGAATTGAGCCTCCCTGAGCGCTCGAACCAGCGCCGCCTGAGTGCTTGGCTTTGGCTTTTCGGTAATCATGGATAATTCAAATGAAAATTAACCCGCGGTCCTCGTAGACCGACCGCTCGCCATCTGATTCACCGGACATGGCGGCGATCGCGTTTACGAGCGCGGATAAGCCGTCAATCTTCTTCTTGGACTTTTCCTTGTTCAGTTTCACATTGCCCGCGGGGTCGCGGCTGCTCACCGCATTGTTTGCATGCCAGCGCAGGATCGGATTGCCGCCATGGCGGAGCTTGCCGCCGAGAACCAGGCGGAGTAATTCTTTGGTCGGAGCCGAGAGCGAGAGATAACCCTGCCGGAGAAACTCGATCGGAAGGCCATCTTGTTCTTTCAGCTCGATCCCTAGCTTCGTTGCGTTGTACGGATCCGCACAGATCTTGCGGATGTCGGCCTGACTGGCCAGGAGCACCACCTCGGCACGGATGAAGGCATAGTCGATCACGGTGCCAGGCGTGAGCTCGATCAGTCCTTCCTCGGCCCATGTACGATAAGGCTGCTGATGCTTGCGCTCGAGTTCCACGATGTTGTCTTCGGGAAGCCAGAATCGAGCATGTACGTCGATGCCATCCGCCTGATTGCCGCGCACCAGGACGAGCGCTGAAAGATCCTGTGTCTCGGAGAGATCAAGGCCGAGATAAGCCGGTTCATCGGCCGCAAGGGTCGGTGCCGCCGCGCAGGCATTCCAAGCACTCATCGCAAGGAACTTCGTCTCGCCGCGGATGACGATGTTCAATCGTAGTCGGAGGAAATTACCCCATTCCGCCGGCGACAATTTGGCTTCATTGAATTCCCTGCGAAAATCGGCCTCGACGATCGTGATGCCGAGCGACGGATTCGCCTTTCTCCATGTATCAGGTGATTCAAGGTCATCCGTCACTATCGCTCGGTGTATCACGCCGAGGTGCGAGGTGTCCTGGATTGCGCCGTCATTGATCCCTTCGCTGAATGATCGTTGCTCGAACCAGACCCCCTCTTCCTCTTCTCCTGCCGTGGTGATCCCGACCCGGAGCGGTTGCTCGCGCGAAGTGCCGGCGTACTTGAAGACGTCCCAGAGCTCTCGCGACTTGAAGCGATGAATCTCGTCAAAGACGATGCCGCTCGCGTTCACGCCGTCCTTCGACGGTGCATCAGCGGAATTTTTCTGGATCTTGCCATTATTCAGCGCATCGAGGATCCGCCCCTTGGACGGGATCACCTCCAGCCTGGCCGCCAGCTCGGGGCTTGCCTTGACCATGCGCGCGGCCTCATCGAACACGATCGAGGCCTGCTCGCGATCGACCGCGTTCAGATAGACCTCGGGCGCGCTCTCCCCGTCGGCCAGGAGCAGGAAAAGAACGATCGCGGAAATCAATGTGGACTTGCCGTTCTTCTTCGCGACCTCCAGATAGGCGGTGCGGAATCGCCGCTTACCACCAGGAGATCTCCAGCCGAAAAGCCGCATCAGAAAATCGCGTTGCCAGTCCAGAAGCGCGAGCGGTTGATTTGCCCAGCGCCCTTTCGACTGCCGGCAGAACAATTCAATGAACTCAATTGCTCGTTCGCCCGCCGCCGTGTCGAAATAGCAACCCTCTTTGAGCGCAAGCTCATCAGAAGGATTGCGAATCGCCGTAGGACGTTGTGGGATTGGACGCGATCGCCTGGACCGCTTCGGCTTGCTCACAGGCATAAATAAGCGCCGCCGTCAGTTTGCGCACGTCACCTGGATTCATTCGCAAAATCGTCTGAAGCTGGAGGATCACTTCGGTGCCGTCCCACCCCACCTGCATCGTTGCCGCCGGCTGAGCCGGTTTCTGTCCAGGCACGATTAATTGGCTTTTCATGCCTTCTTCTTTTCCAAGAAGGTTTGCAATTTATCTTTTGCCTGCGCGATGCTAGATCTGATTCGCGAACGGGAACTCGGCGTTAGACCGAATTCAACGAGCATCCGCCGATACCGATCCTTGGCTTTATCAAGCTGCGCTCCCTTTGCCCTTCGACTGAGAGCATATTCATCACAGAGTTGAGCCAGCGCAGGCCGATCAGCAACGGTCAATAAGCCGGCATCCTTGAGAATCTGTGCCAGTTCGTTCCAGTGCTCCAGCGCCAAACCTCGTAACCATGAGGGCGGCGTGATGTCGCCCTTTGGAAATTTCGGCTCATTGAAATTCGTAAGGCTCTTTTGATGCCCATCGAGAATCTTGAGCGCGAGCGGCTTAGGTTTACGTCCTCTCATCTATTATTATGCACTTATTAACAACTCAGTCGGCTGACGGCTCGACATCAAGGTCCGATTTCATTCAAAAAAGCGCGCGAGGCCCCCTGCGGTACGAAACGGTGAGGGCTTGGCGATCGACTATCCCCCATGGACCTGGTCATGAGTGTTCGCACGTTCATGCGTGCAGTGTGCCTCATGCCTGCTGTGGCACGACGCACAAAGGGACTCAAGGTTCTCTAGCTCGAGTGCAAGATCAGGATGGTTAGTGAGGGATTGACGATGATGGACGGTGGTTGCTGGCACATAAATACCCAGTGATCTACACCGCTCACATAAGGGTTCATATTCTAGTTTCACAGTGCGGAGCTTGATCCATACCGTGGAGCGATAGAAACGCTGTGCCTCTTTGTTCCGGCGGTCGCGGTCATAGTCTAAGTGACGACTGATCGTGCGGCCGATGGAATGATGGGTCTGAACTCGGTACGGCATGGATCAGGATGGTTGGTTTGGGAAAGTGAACTGGAAGAGTTTGTCGAGGATGATAACGCCGCCTCTTTCTTCCCAGGCAAACTCGAATTCATACTTCTGACCATCATAGACGTTGTACGTGGGACGCCAGGGCTCAACATATACGATGGGTGTTGGACAGCCTACAGCCGCGATTGTGCCGATCGAGTGCGTGCCATCGACTACAACATCATCGTATACGATCGTTACGTATAACGTGACCTCGGGGCATTGATCAAAAGCATCAAGGCCAGGGCCTTGACACATACCAACAGTCGAGACCTGAAAATAAGGCGGATCCGGAGGGAGATTGACGAGAATCAGGTTAAAGTCTCCCAACTTCAATTCGCAAGCCATCAGTAGCCGCCTCCGCGATGGCAGAAACGAAGACGAAAGTGCAAGAAGCACTTTCGAGGTCGATAGTAGGGATGGCAGCCCACCCATCCCGCGCCGCAAGTCGTTGGAGTACAACTTGCCGGGAGTACGACCGATTGCGGCGTGGGAGTAGGTGGAGGCGCCGAGGGAGGTAATAGCTTGGGCGGTGGCGCCGGCTGTACTTTAACTGGTGGCTTTGGCGGCTCAAGGATTGGATTACCGCCGGGCGGCCCGGGAATCACGAGTCCTGGTTGTTGTTCGGCACCGGTATTGGCCGTATGGTACGTACCAGATTGGCTATATCCAACAGTTCTGATCCATGGACTGAGCAAGATTCGTGCGTGTCCAGGAGAAAAGAGCCAATCTCGCAGAGCTCCGTATGGGCCTGACTGACCAGCCGCCGCAACCTGACCAACTCCGCCAGAGACAAAGTGTCCAAGTCCTCTAGCCAGCTGATGGACATTGTTACTAGCTGCGAGGCCTGCAAGAGTTTCATCAAAATAGACCGCCGACAATCCTCGCGCGGCTCGTTCGGTGTTAAGAGCATCGACAAATCCTGTGGGATCTCCTGACTGAGCCAGGACTATAAGAGCCAGTAAATATCCACTCATTGCTGGTCTCCTAAGCCGCGACGCGGATCTCGGTTGCAGAGTATGAGTCGGGATCAGCCGCAGTGTAGAGAGTCACAGTGGGAGGCGTGGTCGTTTCATCGACCACAACAGCCGGTCCATTTGTGGACAGATCATCATGCAAAGCCTGGTTCGCAGCCGTTAAGGCTTGAGCTGCTGTTTGCAATGCAGCCGCCGCTGTATTGGCAGCCGTTGTGGCACTGGTGAAGTTGGCCTTTGCTGTTAGAGCGGCGTCGATCAGATCGCTAGTGCTCATGCAATCTCACCTCGGGGAGACAAGAATCAGGGTCAGCATGCGTTTTCTCCATTTTTGCGTGCAATCTTCTCAGGCAGTTTCCGCCGCCGGCCTTCCAGGACGTGGAGCGAGATCACGACCTCGCCAGGGCGGATGAGCTGTTCAGCCGAACGGGCGAATACCGGCGGATAGACAATTTCGCTCCGGAAGACTTGCCGGCCATCAGGCAGAACGGCCAGGGTCTGCTTCGGGCCGAGCAGTCGGAGGATGGTTTCTTTCGCGATTTGTGCACGGTGAGCGTAATCGTCTGCCATCCGTCTCGAAACGAGGTATTCGTCAACAAGCTTCGAGAAGTCGTCACCGAATTCCGCCATAGGAAGTTCATAAGGTATCTAGCTTAAGTGCTAGAAAACAAGGGGTTACTGCGATTGTTTCGACGGAAGCGGCGGCAGAGTTTGCCGCTGGGGGACTAGAACGGTTTGCGGCGGACTTTGCGGGCTGGGAACGGCCGCCGGCTCGGCCGGGACGACGAGCATTTCCGGGCGCCGCTGGACCGGCACGACAGGCGGCTCTTGATATGCCAGCTCCTGGAAGCGCGGATACGGCAGAAACTGCTGCGTTGGCTCCGAGATCATGCGGATGACGCTGCCGCCGATCGGGTACGGGTAGACAGGACCGTAGCCTGTGCCGCCCTCGTCGCCTCGGCTGAAAATCCTGACTGAGCGGTTGTTGCCGTTGTCGTTGTAATTGTTCCCCCGCGAGAAGACCCGCAGGAACAGACTGGCCGGCCTGGCGGCGCGGAAAGCCTGGAGATGGCGAAGGGGAACAGCGTACGCCATGCCCGGACTGACCGCAGTCGCCACGCCGGCCAGGTAGCCATAGCCGTTGAAGATGCCCCCGCCGCTATCGCCATAGTGGATTTCACCCGAGTAGGTCATGAGGTCGCCGCGCTCGAGCAGGACGCCCCGATGCCGATGGAAAGTGCCAGTCTCGCCGTCGTATGCCCACAGCCACGCTTCTGACGGCTGTTCGGGTGCGATCTGCACGCCGACCATGCCCGGAATCGGGGCGATCCGGACCAGCGCCATATCAGACGGATCGGAATAGGTGAGCAACTTCCCTTCATAGACGCCACCGGGGTGGTAGACCAGAATGCGGCCCCGACGGACGCGGTCACCCTGGTCCACGAACAGGTGCCGCGCCGTCAGAACCACTGCGCCGAGATCATTGGCGGTCAGGACAGTACCCGATCCCCAAGCGATGTCATTGCCGACCTGATTCGAGATCCGCACGACCTGCCGCAGATAGCCGCTGTATTGTGCCGGCCGGGCCTGCACGGCCGCGGGAGGGATGTACGACCGAACCGTGCAGGCACCGGACGAGCACTGCGCCGCCAGGGTGAGAGCGAGCAATGTAGCAATCATGCTGGCGGCCTCCGTGTCGAATGCCAGGGCCGGCCGAAACGATGAGCCCGGCGCAGGCGCCGAATCTCAGGTTTCGGCGGCGGCGTGTACTGCCGGGCCGGTTTCGGGTCGGTCGGACGGAGCTGCAGCAGCGGGTGATCGTCCCAGCCGCTCTCGTGGTTCACCATGCAGACACTTGTGCAGCGGTAGGGCATCGGATCAGAATGCGGGCATGGACTCTGCGGTGTGAAGGACCGGCAGCCAAATAGCGGCACGAACTGCGGCAGGGCCGGCGTGCGGTCGGGCACCTGGTGCCAGCGGTGGTGATTGGTCGTAGCGGGATCGCTGAGAGCTCGACGGACCTCGAAATAGATGCAGAGGCGGGCATACCGCTCAAAGTCATCGATCGGCCGCCCTAGTTTCGTCCAGCGGTCGGCGGCCTGCACCAGGCCGAGCGTGCCGGCCCCGATCACGTCTTCATAATCGATGCGGTGGCGGCGGATCGCGGAGGCATAATCCCACGCGACCGCCTTAACAAGCGGTGTATATTCGTCGATCAGTTTGTCGCGGGAGGTCACCTGATGAGGCAGTGCGGGATTGAGAGCGCGTTCCTTTTCCCTCTCTACCCTTACCAAGGAGCCCCAAAATGCGCTCTTCACAGAATTTTCCTGCGCAGATAAACGCGAAGTTGATATGGGGCAATGAGAAAAAATGTTGAGCCGTTTCTATAGCTCAGCCCCAGCCGTCGGAACCCTCGCGCGAGAATTCCGACGCGTCGAGGTCGCCGACGATCCGCGTCGTGAGCGGCGAATAAGCGATCGAACGCGCTCGCGTGAGCGCGTGGAGCGGGGCCGGCTTTGCTGTTTCTGCCGGCCCCGTTTCCGTCCCGAGCGACCTCGGGACCATTATCGCGCCCGGTCAGGCTTTGATTCTGGCCAAACGTTGTCCCGATGTTCCACAAGGGCCGCGATGAAGTCGTTGACGACGCGAGCGGTTCG